CTGCAATCCGCCGGTCAACACCTACGACGCGGACTTCAACACCATCTACAACTAGCCGCCGATTGACCCCCCGGACCATCGGGGCGAGTATCCCCCCACCATCGGAGGGGGTGACCCATGCTGCTTCGCTATCTCGCCGCTGCCCTGGCCGCGTCCATGCTCTCGTTCGCGGCGCCGGCGGTGGCCGTCCCGATCAGCCAGCATGTGGCGGTCTGCAATCCCGATTTCCCGGATCGCTGCCTTGAACCTGCGGCCGATGGCTCGATCACGGCCGGCGGGGTGGCCTTGGCGGTCACCGGCAACGCGGTCCTAAGCGCTACCACCGTCACGTCCAACGTGGCGCTGGGAAGCGCGGGGCCGACCGCCCTCGTGCAGAACAGCGGCCCCGATGACGTGTACGTGGCCTTCGGCACCGGCGCGGTGACCGCCACCACGTCCAGCACGCTTGTGCAGAGCGGCCAGGCGGTGAGCTTCAACGTCGGCTCGTCCACGCACATCGCGGCGATCACGGCCTCGGGTACTGCGGAACTGAGCATCGCCACCGGCACGGGCGTTCCCACGGGCTGGGGCGGGAGCGGAGGCGCCAGCGGCGCTAGCACCCCCACGGCGACCGCGGCGGCGCAAGGCACCGTGGTGGTGGTGGCGGGCGACGACAAGCCCCAGGCCATCGACCTGTTCTCCAGCACTTCGGTGCTCGTGAAGGACACCACCGGGACGCCGATTGACTGGACGGCGGCGGTTCCGGTCACCCAAGACGGCACGTGGACGGTGCAGCCGGGCAACACGGCGAACACCACGCCGTGGCTCGTCACCGGCTCCGGCACGGCAGGCACCGCGGCGGCCGGCGTTCTGAGCGTCCAGGGCATCGCCTCGATGACCCCGGTTCAGGTGAGCCAATCGACCGCGGCGAGCCTCAACGCGACCGTGGTGGGCTCGGGCCCGGTGGCGAACGGCGCGGCGCAGGCCGGTTCCCTGCTCTCGGCCGGTGTCTACAACTCGACGCCCCCGACCCTGACCAACGGCCAGCAGGCCGCGTCGCAGTTCGACCCCAGCGGCAACCTCCGGGTCTTGCCGGTGATGGAAGGCGCGACCGGCGCGGACGGCGTGAACAACGCGAACATCGTAGGACGGCCTGGGCGCCCCACCTCTCAGGGGAACCAGACCTACACGGCGACGGTGGGCTTTGCCTACAACGGCTCGACCTGGGATCGCATGCGCGGGAACACGGTCGGCATCGCCACCATCCCCAACGGCCTCCGCGCGAGCCGCTGGAGCTACGCGGCGGCGGCCGGTGGCATCACCAACACGACCACGGCGGTGACCATCAAGGCTGCCGCGGGCGCGGGCTTCCGCAACTGCGTGACGGGGATCAACTACGCGTCCACGGCGCTGGGGGCCGCCACCGAGTTGGCCGTTCGTGACGGCGCCGGCGGGACGGTGCTCTGGCGCGGCTTTGTCACGACGGCTGGCACCGGGGGCTCGGCGGCGAGCATCCCGTTCTCGTCCGCGATCTGCGGCTCCGACAACACGCTGCTGGAGGTGGTCACCCTCACGGCCTCGGTCTCGGGATCGGTCTACTTCAACGCCACCGGTAACATCGAGCCGTAAGCCATGAAGCGTCTGCAGGCCTTCCTCGCGGCTCTCCTCGCCGTCCTTCTGTTCGCGAGCGCAGCGGAGGCGGCCGGGCGTCTGCGCTTCGGTCGCTCCGTCAGCGTCATCCCGAACGCCGCCACCTTCGGGAACCTGACGTGGAGCGGCTACGGCGCCGAGTGCGACGCGGGGCTTGCGCCTGGCCTGACCATCACCGGGCCGGATGCCGGGCTCAACGATTGGACCCAGGACGCCAACGGCTGCATCGTGCCCACCGGGACCTACGGGACGGCCAAGACCTTCGCCAAGGCCGCTGGCCAGGTCTACCAGCTTATCTTCGGCTCAACCCCGGTTCACATCACCCTCGCGGCCAACCGGATGGACGTGACCTCGCTGGCGACGGATGCGGCGGCCGACTACCAACTGAAGAACGTCCTCCAGCGCGACTACACGGTGGCCGGGTCGGTGCAGCTCGGAACCTCGATCTCGCTCCGGGATGGGGCCGTGGTCCGGTTCGAGTCCATCACCGCCCCCACGTGGGATATCTCCACCCCAGTGGGAGGCTACGAGGGCGCGGGGACCATCACCAACGCCGGATCCGGCTACACGAACGGCACGCACTTCAACGTCCCGGCCACGGGCGGAAGCGGCACGGGGATGGTGCTCGTGGTCACGGCGGCGGGGGGCGTGGTCACCCAGATTCATGTGAACTCCTGGGGCGACGGGGCCTACGTCAACGGCGACGTGATCGGCCTCACGGTCCCCAGCGGTACGCTCCTGGCGGGGTCTGGGCTGCAATACACCATCGCCAACGCGAACGGGCGTATCGAAATCCGCTCGGAGACCGCCGACACCACCAGCACGGACGCCTATGGCAACCTCACCCGAGGCGGGGGCGCGATCATCGAGGGCATCGAGTTCGCGGGAACGGGCAATTACCTGATCCCCATCGACTTCCGGTACATCAATTTCGAGTGGACGCACGCCAGCGTTAAGCCGTTCGACTTCTTCATGACCTACCGCAGCTCGGCGGAGCACAGCCGCTACGGGATCTCGTTCTACAACAATTTCTGCGGGGTCACGGGGCCGCTCACGGCGGCGCAGATCGACGAGGACTGCTTCGCGGTTCGCCAAGGCACCGCGCAAGACAACTACGTGCACAACATTGATCGGGGGATGGAACTCGGAACCGACACCGGGAACAACAGCCTCTACAGCACGGCGCACCGCAACGTAGGTGGGCAAATCTACGTCGACTTCATCGACACCCGCGGCCCCTTGAACGTGGTGACCGAGAACCACGGCTTCGACTTCAGCGCCAGCGCCGCGGCCCACGGGGATGCCGTGCAACACTTCGGGATCGAGGACGGCCTGACGTACGCCAACGTGATCCGCATGGAGAAGAACACGTTCACGCGGAACGCCGGGGTGCTGAACTCCGTGAGCCCTCAGGGGTCGGCCGGCTTCTTCGGAGACACCGTCGACCCGGCGCGCATGGAAGACGTGATCGTGCGCAATAACATCGGCTGGAGCCCGGCCTGCAACGGCGCGGCGATCACGCGCTCGACCGACCCCGAGGTGAAATACAACCTCGTCATCCGCCCGCTGACCGGGGCGCCGAACACGAACGGAAGCTGGTCGCCCTGCAGCCCCAACCTACGCCTGATCAACGGCTCCGGGGGTGTAGTCGAGCGCAACGTGAACAACGGCAACGTCTCGCTTGAGAGCCAGCCCGGCGCGACGACGGCCGATAACCTCACGCCAGCGGTCAGCAGCGCGGCCTACACGGCGGCATGGCCGAACCTCGATCAGACCGGAGCGACGCAGGGCAACCGCCTGGAGTTCCTGCGCCAGATGACCCCGGCCAACCGGCTCAACACCGACTCCCCGCCAGGCGTGATGAAGTCGGACGGGACCGCCATCGGGCCGCTGTTCCCGGCGTGCCCCGGCGACGATATCGGGGCCTGGAACGATGGCACGGTCTGGGACTGCTCGAACCCGACGTGGCGTTCGGCTCACCCCGAGGCCTCGTGGGTCTTCCTGGGCGGAGCAGCTTGGCGGCGCCGGCGGCGGCCCGCGAACGACGATGCGCCGGGCGACGTGCGGCGTGCGGCTTGACCGAGCGTCGGCGTGGGTTTCGGTGGCATTTTAATGCCACGACCCCGAACAAACGCCCGTTGCGCATCGCGGCCTAGCAGGTGTAATACACCGTCAGTTCGCGGCCATTTCCCCCCATTGTTCCCCGGCCGCGGATTAGGGCCCTGACGGCAGGCGTCGGGGCCCGCACTATGGCCCACCCTTCGGGGTGGCTCGCCTGCCGGAGGCCAGACGTGGGTTCCGATCCACGACCGGAGGATTCACCGCCCCATCGCCGGTTCGCCGGTGAGGAAAGACATTCCCGGTTCCGACCTCCGCGCAGGGGTGGGGCCATTACCCTCCGGGGGGTTTGTGCGCGGTCCTCGGGGCATCACGCAGCGGCCAAAGCGCAAGCCTTGGCCGGGGAACCCCGCCACACCGTCCAGACGCGTGGCGGGGTTCTTGCGTTCTTCATCGTCCGATGGCCTTCTAGGTGCGGGAGGCGTCGTCATGCGGCAGAGCAAGCACGAACCCAAGCTGGCCGACCGGCTGAAGGCCGCCAGGGCGGCGCGCGCGGCGCTCCTGGCCCGCTTCAAGCCCAAGCCAGCAGTTCAGGCCCCCGAGGTCATCCCGTGGGCCGAGCGCGAGGCGCAGCGGGTGCGGGAGCTTCGCGCCAGGCCGAAGCCGCCGCGCGTGTCCCTCGGCTGCGCCACACCGGGCACGGTGGTGGTCGTGGAGGAGCGCCCGGTGGCGATCTTCGTGAGGCAGGACCCGGCGTTCCAGCCCGTCCGCTACTCGGCTGGCCGTGACGGGATCGTGCCGAACGACAAGCAGCGCTGCCGGATGGCCCGCAAGCGGGTGCAGATGGTCGGTTGGAAGATCGAGCAGTGGAAGGCCGGGAACCGGACGTGCGCGTACTGCGCCTGCGCCCTTTTGCGGACGCAGCAGCGCCCGAACAGCGCCACGGTCGACCACGTCGAACCCCTGCGCCCCGATGGCTCCAACGACGTGCCCGAGAACTACGCGATGGCCTGCGCGACCTGCAACAACCGCAAGGCCCGTATGAGCGCGGCGGCGTTCCTTAGGCTTCTGGCGGCCGATGGGGTTGTTGCCGAGCGCGCGGCGTAGCGCTACGACGATGCCAGCGCCGGAACCAAAGAGGACCCTACCAAATGACCATGTTGAACCCGCTGACCCGCGGGCTGCCGCCGGTCCACCCCGGCGAGATTCTGCGCGAGGACATGCTGCCCGCCACCGGCCGGTCGAAGGCCGAGATTGCCCGCCGGCTCGGCGTTTCGCGCCAGACGCTCTACGACCTGACCGGGGAGCGCCAGGCCGTCACCGCGCCCATGGCGCTGCGCCTGGGTAAGCTGTTCGGGAACGGGCCGGCCCTGTGGATCGGCATGCAGTCGAACCACGACCTGAAGGTGGCGGAGAACGCGCTGGGCGCAGAACTCGCCCGCATCGAGACGCTTGATTGCCCCCTGACCCAAGAGCCGGGGAGCTTCCGGCTGTGAGCGCGATAGGGCCTGAACTCTGGGTAGATATCGCTGGGATGGGCGGCGACTATCAGGTGTCCGACCTGGGACGCATCAGGCGCACCCGCTCGATGCGTTGGGGCCAGCTTCCCGCGTGGGGGCTCATCGAGTGTAAGCCGAACAACCACGGCTACCCGATGTTCAACACGGTGTGGCGCCGGCGACGGATCAATGTGGCCCTGCACCTACTCGTGCTGCGCGCGTTTCGCGGCGAGCGGCCGGGCAATTTCGACGGAGCGCTCTGGAACGACGGCAAGCGCCTCGTCGTCCGCAAACTGGAGCTGTCCGATGTCTAGTCTAGGGCCTGGGGATTGGGTCGAGTGCGTGGACGACAGTCCCGGCGATGCCGTGCCGAAGAAGCCCTTGGTCCGGGGTGCCATATATCAGGTTGAGCGGGTCGGACCCGGTGTTAGCGGCCGGCCGGTGGTCTGGTTGTATGGGCGCGAACTCGATTGGGTTTGCTGGCGCGTACAGCGCTTCCGCCCGATCTACCGTCCCAAGTCCGAAATCATCGAAGCCCTCAAGCAGCCTGTGCCGGAGATCGTGCGCGAGCCTGAGCGCGCCTGACCTACCGCCAGCGCGCCCGAGACGCGCGGCCTTCGATGGCGCCACGATTGACAGCGGAGCCGCTGTGCCCGATGCTCCGGGCCAATCGATTTCCTCGGTGGGAGGGGCGCAGATGCCGGCCGACACGTATGGTAAGACCAACCTGCAGCCCGGTTTCCGGTTGCTTGACGGCTCGGTCCTCAACGAACTCCTCACCCGCGTGCTGCAGGGCGGCCTCTCCCGAGAAGACGGGATCACGGCGACGCCGGGCGGCACGAAGGCCGCGGCCCGCGTCCTCACCAAGACCCTCAACGGTATCAGCGTGTGCGCCACGGCGGCCGACTCGGTCCTGCTTCCGAAGGCCATCGCGGGTTCGATCCTGTTCCTCACGAACTACGGCGCCGAGAGCGCGCAGGTGTTCGGGAAGGGGACCGACACCATCAACGGCGTCGCGACGGCCACCGGGGTGGCGCAGGCCACCGGGCTCTCGGCCTGCTACTTCTGCCTCACCACCGGGGCTTGGTACCGCATCCTCTCGGCCTAAGCCGCGGGCACAGCTAGAAGGACTTGAGAAATGACTGTCGGATCGGGTGGGGGCGTGGGCTCCGGCTTCTTCACCAACGGGCTCACCGTGCTGACGGGCGCCTTCCTCAACGCGGGCTCGTGCGTCCCGGTGGACACCAACCTGGGTTCCGGCGCCTCGCCGCAGACGGGTTGCATCATCCCCGGCACTCTGCCGTGCCCCGCCGCGCAACTCGGCCTCACCGCCCAGGCGGACGGCACCAAGGCCAACGCCACGGCGCTGGGCTACGGGATCAACACGATCACCACCGTGGCCGGCGCCGCCGACTCGGTGCTGCTGCCCTACGCCTTCCCCGGCTCCTTCGTGGTGGTGCAGAACGCCGTCGCGACCGCCATTCAGGTGTTCGGCAAGGGCACGGACACGGTCGATGGCGTGGCCACAGCCACCGGGATCGACCAAGCCGCCAGCGCTCGGGCGCTGTATTTCGGCACCGCAGGGACCGGCGACGGCAGCGACGCGGGAGCCTGGGTGTCCATCGGCGCCGCTGCGGCCTAAGAGATGCACCCTCCGGGGTGCGGGGAGTGAAAGGCCAGTGCTGCACCAAGCGCTGGCCTTTTGCATGCGCCGATGGCACGGTGACCTCGGCCCTTCGGGGTTGTTTTCCCTTCCCGCACTCCGGTGCGGCAACTCGATGGCCCCCGCTGGTCGCCCGCAGGCGTTCCGCCCAACCGGAACCTGCGCAAGCCGAAATAGCGGGGGCCTTTCTTTTTCAAAGCTTCGTGCGATAGTCCCCCTCAATCGCCAGGGGGAGGGTGTCTCCGTGAAGTCCAAGCTCAGTCCGGCACCGAAGGCATCTGGCGCCCGGCCAGCCCGAGCGGCCCCGGTCACCCGCGTGTCGGTCACCAACGGGGACACCGAGCGTTCCGTGAGCGTCCGCAAGATCGAGAACGGATACATCGTCCGCGAGACCACCTATGGGCCGAAGTCCTTCAAGGAGGTGGAGCGGTTCAGCGCCAAGGCCCCCAAGATCGACGTGGCTGCGGTTCGGACGACGAAGGGGAAATAGGATGCCGAAGGACGCCAAAGGCCACGGGTCGAACCCCAAGGGCAACGCCTGGACGAAGCTAAAGGGCGACGTTCTGCGCACGGTGAAGTCGGGCACCAAGGATCACTATGCGATTGAGAAGGCGCACCGGACGGAACCGGGCTACCGTGTGACCGCTGCCCTGCAGGAGCTTCGATCAGAGGGGAAACTGAAGCACCGGACGGGTCACAAGACCATGAACGTCAGGTGGCACCCCGCAGACGGCAAGAAAAAGGGCAAGTAGATGGCCAAGGACGCCAAGTGATCATCATCTGGGCCGGTGGGGCCGCCAACGCCCGCGAGTAGCCCATGGCCGCCATGGCCCACGAGGCGCCCGGCACCATCACGGTGCGCGCCGAGTTCCCGACCAAGTTCAAGCCGCTCCTAGAGCAGAAGGCCCGCTATAAGGTCTTCTACGGGGGTCGGAACGGCGCGAAGTCGTGGCAGATCGCCCGCTCGCTGCTGCTGCGCGGCTTGGCGGGCAAGTTCCGGGTGCTGTGTACCCGCGAGGTGCAGTCCTCGCTCAAGGACTCGGTCAAGAAGCTCCTTGAGGACCAGATCGCGCTCCTCGGGCTGGGCGGCTTCTACAGCTCGGTGAAGGACGAGATCAGGGGCCCAGACGGCACCTTGTTCCTCTTCAAGGGCCTGCAGGATCCCGAAGCGCTCAAGTCGGCCGAAGGGGTCGACGTGTGCTGGATCGAAGAGGCCCGCACGGTCACCGAGACTTCGTGGAAGAAGCTGGAGCCGACCATACGGAAGCCCGGCGCCGAGATTTGGATCAGCTTCAACCCGGAACTTACGGGCGACTACCTCTACAAGCTGTTCGTGACCGGCACGCCCCCGCCGCGCAGCATCGTCGTGAAGGTGGGCTATCAGGACAACCCGTGGCTCAACCCGGAAATCAAGGAGCAGATCGACCACCTCCGGGAGAGCGATTACGACGAGTATCTGTGGGTCTACGGCGGGCACTGCCGGGTCGCCCTGGAGGGTGCGGTCTACGCGAAGCAACTGCGCCAGGTGAAGGCCGAGAACCGCATCTGCAAGGTTCCTCACCGCTCCGGGAAGCCGGTTCACCTGTTCCTCGACCTCGGCCGGGGCGACATGACGGCCATCTGGTTCGTGCAGATCGTGGGCCTGGAATACCGGCTCCTGCACTACTACCAGAACAACGGCGAGGACTTCGACCACTACATCGAGCACCTGAACGATCTGGCCAACGAGCGGGGTTGGAACTACGGCACGATGTGGCTGCCGCACGACGCCGAGCACGAGCACCTTTCGGCCAAGCGGACGATCAAGCAGCAGGCCCAGGACGCAGGGTTCCGGGTGCGCATGGTGCCGAATATCAAGATCGGGGACGGCATCGCGGCGGCCCGCGCGATCTTCCCGAACTGCTGGTTTGACGCCGAGGGCTGCGCGGACGGGATCGCCTGCCTCCAGCAGTATCACTACGAGGTCGACGAGGACGGCACGCGGTCCAAGCTCCCCGAGCACGATTGGTCCTCTCACGGGGCCGATGGATTCCGGTACATGGGCGTGGCATTAAAGGACGATGCGCCGAAGCCAAAGGCCAAGGCGCCGGTGATGCGACCGCGGCCCACGAGCCGCCACGGCTGGCTTGCGAGGTAGGGGGATTCATGGAACCGCGCGCAGAACGTCGCCGTCGCCAGAAGAAGCACGAGAAGGTGACGGAGGAGGCGCAGCGCCGCTTTCACCGCTGTGAGACCATCGAGGCCACGGCGCGCTCGCGGTTCGACGAGGACATCAAGTTCGTCGAGGGGGACTCGGACAACCTCTATCAGTGGCCAGGGGACGTTCAGAGCCGGCTTGAAGAGTCGAAGCAGGCCATGCTCACGATCAACAAGACCAAGCAGCACTGCCTGGACGTGATGAACGACGCCAGGCAATCCCGCGTCGCCATCAAGATCCGCCCGACTGGGGACGGGGCCTCCGTCGAGTCCGCCGAGCTGTTCATGGGCGTGGTCCGGCACGTCGAATACATCTCCAACGCCAGTTCGGCCTACCAGCACGGCCTTTCCTTCGCGGTGCGCGGGGGCATTGGGTACTGGCGCGTGGTCACCGACTACGCCAACGACAACAGCTTCGATCAGGAGTGCTTCATCCGGCGCATCCGCGATCCGAAGATGGTCTACCTCGACCCCGACATTAACGAGTTCGACGGGTCGGATGCGCGCTTCGGCTTCGTGTTCACGGACACCCCGCGCGATCAGTTCGATGCGGAAAACCCGGAGTTCAAGAACGGGGGCGCCCCATCCAATACGGGCTGGGGTCCGACCACCTGGGTGACCGACAAGACCGTGCGGACGGCAGAATACTTCCGCCGGGTCGAAACCACCGAATGGCTGCTGGCCTACGATGACGACGAAAACGGGATGACGAAGGTGGCCCGCGAGAGCCAGCTTTCCCCGGAACTCGTCGCCGCGATCATCGACCTCCCGAGCACTCGCAAGCGCCGGGTGAAGTCGTGGAAGGTGGAGTGGTTTAAGATCGTCGGCAACGAGGTGCTGGACGAGCGCGAATGGCCCGGCATCTACGTTCCCATCGTGCGGTGCGTCGGTGAGGAGACGTGGATCGACGGCCAGCTTGATCGGAAGGGCCTGACCCGCTGCCTGAAGGATGCGCAGCGGATGTTCAACTACAACGCCTCGGGCTCGGTCGAATACGGCGCCCTGCAGAGCAAGACCCCCTGGACGGGGCCGGCCGACGCTATCGAGGGCTTCGAAGACTACTGGAACAACGCCAACACCGAGGCTTTCTCCTTCCTGGCGTGGAACCACCGGGACGACGAGGGGAACGAGATCCCCGAGCCGAAGCGCACGCAGCCCCCCATGGGCGCTCCGGTCTACATGCAAGGCATGATGGACGCCGCCGAGTGGATGCGGATGGTGTCCGGCCAGTACCAATCGGACATGGGCGCCCCGTCCAACGAGCGTTCCGGTGCGGCGATCAACGCCCGCCAGCGCCAGGGCGACAACGCCACCTATCACTACCTCGATCACCAAGCGGCGGCGATCCGCTTCACCGGCAAGATTCTCATCGACCTCATCCCGAAGGTGTACGACACCAAGCGCGTGCTCAAGATGCGCGGCGAGGACGACAAGGAAAGCCTGCTGCAGATCGACCCGAACGCACCCCAGGCGGTGACGAAGACGAAGGACGGCCCCGACGCCGAGGCCCTGATCTTCAACCCGAACGTGGGCAAGTACGAGGTGGAAGCCGACGTGGGGCCGGCCTACGCGACCCGGCGCCAGGAGGCGTGGAACGCCTTCACGCAACTGCTGTCCCAGAACAAGGAACTCCTGACCGTCATCGGGGACCTCGCGTTCAAGTTCGCGGACTTCCCCGGCGCCCAGGAGATCAGCGAGCGCCTTCGCCGCATGGTGCCGCAGCAAGCCCTGCAGGATGGCCCGTCGCCCGATCTGGAGGCCGCCAAGCAACAGATCGAAGCCCTCACCGGCCTTGTCCAGCAGCTCGGCGCGAAGCTGGCCGACAAGGTGGCCGAGCAGCGCACCGATCAGGAGAAAGTGGCCGTCACTGCCTACGATGCGCAGACGAAGCGCCTGGCCGCGCTCAAGGATGCGCTCATCACCGACCCGGAAGGCCTCGTGTCGCTCGTGCGTCAGGTGATCATGGAGGCCGAGGTCACGTCAGGCCCAGGCCTCGGCCCTGCGCTACAGGTCGACATGCCCCAGCCCGTGCTCCCGGCTCCGCAGGCCGCTCCGGCTCCCGGGGGGGGACTGCCGGATCCGGCCATGAGCGGCGGGGACGACATGGGCGCCGGGCCTCCGGCTGCGCCAGGCGCTCCCCCGGTTGGGTGACCTTGCATCGGCGCGGTCTGCGTGCCTATCCTCCGGGGCTTCGCCAGAGCCAAGGAGGGCAGCATGAAAGACCGCGACGGTTTCTACGCCACAGCGCACGGCCTCATCGAAGGCGAGGGGATGCGCTCGATCAACAACTCCACCACGAAGCACGTCCCCGACCCCAACGACTTCACCGATTCCGACGCGCGGTTGAAGGCGCTCGCGGGGCGTCACATCGTGATCTTCGCGACGCACACGGAAGACGATCAGTGGTTCCTCGTGAGCCGGGACGCCGCGATCTGCATGCCGATGCCGCCAGCGCTTGCCGGGCACCTCCAAGAACTCTCCTCGCCCGCTGACAGGCGCCTTGGGTGCCATGGTGGCATCTTCCTCTGGCCCCCGGCCGAGGACGGCTCCCTCACGCCCTTCCGGCTCTGAACGCATCGCGCTATGGTCGCGGCGCGCGGTGGGCGCGTCTCGTGAACGAGGCCGGGCGGTAGGCCCCGCGGAAACCCCACCAGATGGTCACCGAGATCGAACGGCCCACGAAGGCCAAGGGCATCGTTCACAAGATGATAGCCGACACCGCCAAGGGGTGTGCGCTGGCGCATTACGAGACGTTGGCCCGCGGCTCGAACGCCTTCTACCGGAAATACAAGGACCCCCAGGCCTTCGTTCGCCGGGAGTGGCCGAAGTATATCCATGCCGCCCGGCAAATCCTCACCGGCATGCTGGGGAACCCGAACTACGATCAGGAAAAGAAAGACCTGATCTTCGAGGCCCTGCGCCTGGATGGCGCGGTGAACCCGAAGGCCATGGCCGAACCCGCAAAACCCGTCTTCACGTTCAAGAGGTAGACCGATCATGCACTACACCCGCAACCTGCGCGCCCTGCTGTTCTCCGGCGTCTCCCCGTTCGTCATGAGCATCGGTGAGGGCGACGAAGGCGGCGAGCCGGCCGGCGGCGCCGAAGGTGAGCCGCCGGCCGCAGAGGGGGCCGAGGAAGGCGGCGAGCCGGCGGCTGCGGCTGCGGCCGAGGGCGGCGAGGCTGACCCCGAACCCGAACCGAAGCCCGCGCGCACCCCCTGGCAA